GAGCGCCTGCGGCGACAGCGAGAAGCACCAGCAGATGATGCGCGCCCACCACTCGTCCTCCTCGCCCTTCATCGCGGCGTCCTTCGTGAACGTCGGCTTGATGCCGCCGGGCACGAACTTCGCGTGGCGCCGCTGCGCGGTGTTTCCCTCCATGAGGCCGTCCCACCACGTCTGGAACTCTTTGATCTGCCCCGGCGTCCACGTCTCGGGCACGCCGATCATGGCCTCGGGAATGTTCCCCTCGGTGTAGTACTGCGTGAGGTAGAGCTGCCGGCGCAGCGAGAGATTGACGATGTTCACGACCTGCTCGACGCGCGAGAGGCCGTAGATGCGACCGGGCCGCGCGTTCCACTTGTAGTAGAGCAGCTCGCCGAACTTGTAATCGATCGCCGGCAGTCCCTTCAAGATTTGCTGATAGGCGGGCAGCGGCGGCAGTGGCGTGCGGCCCTTCTCGTCGAGCAGCAGGCTCACCGTCTGGCCGTCGAGCACGTCCAAGATCACGCGTCCGCTGACCGCTCGCGGGAAGATCGCCACGGCGTCGAGCACGAGGTGATTCTCGAGCAGGTTGCGCATCCAGACGCGGAACGGCTGCTCCCCGTCCGGGCGACGCAGGATCGCCTCGATCGCTCGCGCGTCGGGGCCGCCGTCGTCTTCGTCTTTGCGGCTCCGCACCGCCCACTTCTGGGCGCACATGAGATCCTTCCACGTCTCGATCGCGAGGCGCAGCAGGTCGAGCCCGCCATCGCCCGGCTCTGCAACACGAATCAGCGTCGGGAACGAGACCGCGGTCTCGCTCGCCTGCTGCTTCGGCATGTAGTTGAGGTTCGACGCATACGGAAAGTCGAACCGGCGCCCCTCGACTTCCTCGCGTGGCGCGACGGGGCTCAACGGCACGCCGGGCCCGAACCATGTATTCCACGCGCGGTTCATCCCCGCGAGCACCGAGGCGGTGAACCCGAGATCCTTCACGCCCGCACTACTGGCGTTCTGATTGTCTGCGGGTGAGGCCATCGGATCGCGTGAGGGAGAGAGCGAACGACTTCACGATCGGCGTGCGCGCGGCTGAGGAACGCGCACGCCGATCGCTACTCGAGCCGAGGCTTACGGAACGTCGCCCGCGCCGATCGACTGGAAGGTCATGCCGGTGCCGGCGGCGTTGACTGAGACGAGATAGTCGACGAAGGTGCCCGTGAGCAGCGAGGTGTGGCCGGTGAGCGTCACCGTTGCGCCGCTGTCCGCGGTCAGCACGGTCGTGCCACCCGAGCTGTTGATGATCCGGCAGATGAACGTCGCGCCGGGCTGCAGCGCGCCGTCCTGAATCATCTGCGCGGCGGTGCGCACGGTGAGCGCGTGCGCGCCGACTGCGGAGTACTCCGCAGCGACGAACGAGCCGCCGGTGAGATCGCCCGCTGCGGCCGTCTGCGCGTTGGCGCCGGTGTTCTTCACGTACTTGGCCTGCGGGTACGTGTAGCCGCATTTGAGCAGCTCGGCTGCGTACTGGCTCGGCACGGAGAGCAGGCCGAAAGCGTTCGTGCTGAACACCGATCCGTCCGCCAGCACGACCGGCGCGGAGACCGGGTTCGCTGATGGCGCCTGCAGGGTGACGTTGAGCATTGGTGGCCGATGCCTCGCGCGAGAAGTTGGGTGTGCGACCGTCTCGCGCCAATAGTAATACAGCCGCCGCGTTTGCGCGACTACGCCACGATCACGCCGATGCCTTCCGCTGATCCTCGGCCGCTTTTGCCTCGGCTTTGATCCAGCCGAGCATCCCGGTCGTGGCCTCACCAAATAGCAGCCACTCCATTGCGACCGCGAACGAGTCGGCGGCATCGTCGTGCGCGCCGCGCGGCACCTTCGCCATGTACGCAATGAAGTCCTCGACCCACGGTTCCCCCTCGGGCAGATAGACGAGGCCGGCCTCGCACGTCGGCGTGACTTTCTGCCACCGGATTTCCTTCGCGATATTCGGCACCTCGATCGCCGGCACGCGCGTGTCCTTCTTCAACATCTGCACGATCGCCTTGCCCGAGGCTGAGCCCTCGCCCTCGATCGGCACGCCCTCGGCCTTCCACCGTGCATGGTTCGCGACGACGGCGGTCTTCGTGGTCGGCGCGTCCATCTTGTCCTGATTCCACGCGAGGATCAGGTACTTGCTTTCGAGCTCGGCGATCACGTGGTTGCTCGTGAAGTCGGCCGTTTGCTTTTCGCTGAGCGCGGTGTCCCAGCCGCTCGCGATCCGGCGAATGCCGAGCGCGTTGCGAAGCTGGTCGATCGGCATCTCCTTCCAGTCCGCCGGCATCTTCATGAGCTTCCACCACTCGCGGCGGAACAGGATGCCGCCCACGGGCGCCGGCTGCTGGTTGTGCTGCGCCGCGTAGCCGGTCGTGACGCCGAGCCGTCGCCGTTCCTTCGCGAGAAACGCCTCGGTGAAGTACGTCGGAAACATGAGCTCGCCGGGTGTCGATCGCGGATCGGTCCAGCCGATCGAGGTCGTCACGCGCGGGCGTTTCTCGGTGAGCTCCTGAAACTCCTGCGGGATTTCGAGCAGCTCGTATTCGCCGGATTCCATCACGTGCCCGGCCGGGTCGGTCTCGTGGAGCCGCTGCATCACGCCACACCGGATGCCTTTCGTCGGGCTCGCGAGGCGGTTCGCGAACGCTTGATCGTACCAATACGCGACGGACTCGCGCTCGGCTTGGCTGTTCACCTCGGCGGCGTCGAGCAGGTCGTCCCAGAACAGGCCGTCCGCGCGGTCGCCGGTGATCTTCGCGTTCGCGGAGACGCACATGCGCCAGCCGCGTTTCGTGTTGCGGAACAGCGTCTTCGTGTTCTGGTCGTCCACGAGCCGCCACTGCGGGTTCGCGAGTTTGCCGTACCACTCCGAGCTGATCAGGTCGCGGCAGCGCAGCGAGTCGCGCACGGTCACGCGCGGGTTGGCTGAGGCGAAGATGCCGCGGAACTCGGGGTGATCAATCCACCACCACGCCGGCGCGAAGACGGAGACGATCAGCGACTTCATGGAACCCGGCGGCACGAGCACGAGCAGGTTGTTCTTTGGAATTCGCCCCTCGAACAACGCCTGCACGTGGTCGCACATGGCTTGCAGGTGCCAATTCCACTGCAGCCGCGTCGTCGGTTCGAGCACGTGCCAGCCCTTCTGCACGAACTCGGCGAGGCTCCGGCGGATCAGCTTCGCGCGGATCCGGTCGAGCGTCGGCAGCTCGGTCGTGGCGTCGCCGGCGAGCAGGCGCACGCCCTACTCGGGCAGGTACGTCGGTGACGGCCGCGCGACGATCGCGACCGCGACGGGGTAGCCGGTGTCCGGGTCGTGGTCGATCGCGCCGGCGGTTTCATCGGTTTCAATGAAGCTCTCGGCGGCCGCGGAGACGGCCGCCAGCGCGGGCCGTGGAGTTTCGGCGCTCGATCCCGGCGCCGGCAGCACCTCGTTCGTCGGGTCGAGGCCCATAGCCCGCATCGTCACGCGCTCCAAGTCCTGCAAGTCCTCGAGCGTGAGCGCCGCGTTGTCCAAGTCGAACGCGCCGGTAAATGGCACCTCGGGCACGGGCGGCAGGAACCGGGGCGCCACGTCGAGGCCCGCAATCGCCCGGCGTTCGCGCACGATGCGGAGCAGCGCGAGCGCGGTCGGCGCGTCGATCTTCGCGTTTGGCGTTTCCGGGCTCGGGTACATGCGGCGCCACATGTCGTCGAGGCGCGCGAGCTCGAGCGTGCGCAGCTCCTCGACCAGCTCCAAGTTGAGCGACCGGATTTCCTGCAGCCGCCCGATGACGATCTCGTACGCGCGGGAGTGGCTGAGGTCCATCGAGCGCCCAATTTGGCGGTAGCTGCGGCCCGCGATTCGCAACCGAAGTGCCGCCTCTGCTTTGACTTCCGCGTCGGCGTCGTCCGGCTTGACGTGCTGGTTTCTGAGGTCCACGGGGTGTTCGGCGCTTTATGGCGTATGGCTGGCTGGCGCGGCCTCGCGGGTTGCCGTCTCGCCGGTGGCGGTCTCCCAACGCTTCACGGTCACATCGCACCAGCGCGGGTCGATCTCCATGAGCGCCGCGCGCCGGCGGTGCTCGGTGCAGGCGATCGCGGTCGTGCCGGAGCCTGAGAAAAAGTCGACGACGAGATCGCCCTCGTCGGTGCTGTTGGTGATCGCGCGAGCGAACAGCTCGGCCGGCTTCTGCGCGTTGTGCTCGCGCTTCGCCGTCTTCGAGTTGAGCACCCGGTTGATCTTCCAAATGTTCAGGTCGTTGACGGGCCGCACGCCGGTGATCTTTTGCGTCATCCTCTCCCGCAGCGGGATCAGCGAGAAGAACCCGAGCAGCTCGTGGGCGTTGGCGTAGCTCGATCCCAGCCCGCCGCCTTTGTCCCAGACGATCAGGTTCTTCGGCACGAGCCCGGTGCCCTTCGCGACTTCCCACCAGCTCGCCCAGCTTCGCCAGTCGCAGCAGATGTAGGCGTGCCCGAACGGCTCGAGCACCTGCACGCTGGCGCGCACCACGTCGCGGAAGAACGGGCGCACCATCTTGTCGTCGGTAATATCGGCCGCGATCCCGGTGCTCGATCCGTAGACCGCGTACGGCGGGTCCGTGACGACGGCGCGGGCCTTCTCGCCCGCCATGAGGCGGGTCACGTCGTCCGGGTTGCAGGCGTCGCCGCACAAGAGCCGGTGCGGGCCGAGACGCCAGAGATCGCCGAGCTGGGTGATCGCGTCCGCGACGGGCTTCGTCTCGTCGAACTCCTCCTCGGCTTCCTCGCCCAGCTCGCGGGTGCCGGCGTCGTCGGTCTCGCGCAGCGAGGCGAAGAACTGCACCAGCTCGCGGTCTTCCGTCTTCACCGAGGCCATGAGCTCGGTCATCTTCACGTCGTCCTGCTCGGCGAGTGCCACGATCGAGTCGAGCACCGCGAGGGCCGTCAGCTCCTCGGCGGCCGTGAGCTCCACCCAGCCGACCGGCACGGTCTTCTCGTTCTGCTGGATCGCATCATCGACGCGGGCGTGGCCGTCCACGATCCGGCCGGTCGTGCGGTTCACGATGACTTCTTTGAGCCAGCCGAGCTCGCGGAGCGAGCCGCGGAGTGCCCGGCGCTGGGCGTTCGGGTGGCTCTTGTAGTTGGCCGGGTGCGCGAGCAGCTCGCGCGGATTCACATCGGCGTGCTCGACGATCCGGTTGCGGATCGCCTGCGGGTGCGCAGTCATCGGTGCTCCGGTTTCGCGGGGTTCGTCGGAATAAGTAACGCGCGGCTCGCGAAAACGCGAACGCCCCGGCAACCGAAGTCACCGAGGCGCTGCGTTCCGTGATTCCCCACGGCCACCCGTACCCCGCGAAAGATACGACCGCTGATGGCCGAGGAAGAAAGTATGAAGCCGTCAGGTCCGACGCAAGCCGTCCGCGCCGAGGTTCGCGTTCACGATGCGGTTGAACTTCTCAATGTCGAGCTTGAGCTGATCGAGCGACGCGGGGTCATTGCTCAACCAGATTTCGTTCCGCGGCACGCGCGCATCCTTCACCACGCGAAGCCCGAACAGGGCGTCGGTCGGAGAAGCGGCGGGCGCATCGGCGAGCGGTTGACTCAGCCAGTTGATCGCCTCGCGCAGGCATACAGCGCACGGATTGACGGGATCGCCGTCGTCGTGCCCCTGCAGCACGCAGAGCCGCCATGCAAGTTCGCGCGTTTTCACTTGTGGCGCTCCTTCGCTGCGTGCGGCGCGTCTGGCGGTTGCGTGAACGCGGGGCAAAGTGTGGCCTGCCGATCGAGCCGGTACAGCGCATTGACGCCGACGCCGATCACGAGCGCCGCGAACAGTCCCAGCGCGAGCTGCACGGCGAAGCGTGCGGCGGCGTCATCGCGTCGGATCATGGCCGTGGCCCCTCAACCGCCCGGCGCGCGGCGATCTTCACGAACGGGTCGAACTCGTCGTCCTGTCGCAGACACCATTGCAGATAGTCGCGCGGCAGCTCCGCGATCGGGATCCCCGGCTCGCCTTTCTTCGGCCGGTACTTCCCGAACGGCATGAAGATCGGGATCCGCGCCTGCTCGGATTGCTCCCAGAGCTCGCGCCACGACTTCGGCTTCGTGCGCTGGCAGATGGCCGCGAGCACGCGAAATAGATTCTCCACGTCCACGGCGGCGCTGTGCGCATCGCGGAGCAGCTCCCGCGCGAACTTGGGCCGGCCAGCGTGCAGGAAGTAGATCAGCGTGCCGAGCTTGTGGTTGTCGAGCTCGGGCCAGCAGCGGCGCGCGAGCGCGAGCGTGCAGATGCGTTTGATCGGCGGCTTGCCGGCCACGGTCCAATCGTAATCGATGTTGTGGCCGACGAGGTAGGACAGGTCGGGCAGCATCGAGAACTGCGACGACGGCGGGCACTCCGCGAGGTCGCTCTCGAGAATGTGATGCGTCGCCTGCGCGCCGAAGTCGATCGCCACGGACGGGCGGAAGCGTTCGACCGTCACCGGCCCGAGCGCGAGATCGAGCGGGCTCGCGTTCGATTCCACGAACGCCCACGCGCTTTCGATGATCTGCGCGTCGTCGCCGGTGCCGGTGGTCTCCGTGTCGAACAGGAGCACGCGCGGCCGGCGCTTCGCGGCCTCGGCGGTGTCCTCAGCCGGGGCAGTGGCGACCGCTGTCATTGGGGCACCGAAAGCTGCTCGAGCTGCTCGGCTTCTTCGCTCTCGCTGATGATAACGGGGCGCGGCACGCCATCGTAGTTCGGCCAATCGGCTACGTCGTGCGCCGAGCTGCCGCACGCGCACCGATACAGCTCGGGGATCTGGCTGCCGCGCTGGACGTACACCCAGCGGTGCGGGCCTTTCCAGAGCGAGCACTCGGGGCGTTCGGGCTGTTGCTGCTGCGGTTGTTCCTGCATCGGTCAGTCCTCGCGGGATTGAAGGGACGGCGATCGACGCACAAGCCGCGCGCCGACCTTTGTGTGAAGGGTGATCAGCACGCTCGCCGGGTACGCGCGAAGCGTGACGATGCGCGAGAGCCAATCGCGCTGCGCCGGCGGGATCGTCGCCCCGCCCAGCCAGCGGCGCACGGTGCGCACGTCCGTGCCCACCACGTCCTCAGCGAAGCGCGTGATCGTGAGCTCCGACCGCGAGATCAGGGCGCGGAGCTCGAGACGGGTGAAGTCAGCCATTCGCCGCGGCCTCGAGCGCGAGCCGGGCGCGCTTCCGCCACATGGCAATGTCGGTCCTATCGCCGACGCCCTCGCTCGCGAGAAGATCATCCCAGCCAGTCGGTTGAGAGAGCGGACGCGCGAAGAGCGAGGCGTTGTACATTGCGGCGGCTGCCCGCTCGATCATCGCGTCCGTGAACTCGGAGACCGCGCGTGGGCGGTCGAGCTCGAGCAGCACTTCGAGATTGTCCAACGCGCCGGCCGCCTCGCTCGGCCCCAGCGTCTCGATCGCGCGCCGCAGGCTCGCGAGTGCCATCGCGACGGTCGGCGAGGGGGCTTTGTCGGTCGGCACGCCGAGCGGAAACGTCGCCGAGGAGAAGCGCGCACTGCCTTCCGGCGCACGCTTGCGAATGTAGAGCACGATCCGCAGCGGGTCGGTGTGATCCTCGACCATTTCGCTCTCGGTCGGCTGCAGGCCGGTCTCGGCGACCCACGCCTTCACGTACCGCTCGCGGTTCGTCATCATTTCGAGCAGCGTCAACCGCGCCAATATGCCGATCTCCATTTCCTCGCTTCGCTGTTGGTCACGCATAGCACTCAGCGCCTCGGGCGACCACGTAGAAGCGAAACGCACCCACGTCGCGCAGCGCACGGCCAAGCGAGCTCTCGGCGTACTTCTCGCGCGCCTGCTCAACCGCCGCCGCGTCGTTGTCGGTGCAAAAGATCCCCGCGTCGTACGTGGCGGTCATGCTCGAGCAGCGCACCTTCCTCGGGATTGTTTTCATCATCGGGCTGGGCTCAGCGTGAGGGTTCCAATGGTCGCGCGCTCCCACTGATCGAGGCACGCGCAGGGATACAAGGTGAACGCGAGCTGCCGCCGTTCAGCGTGCGGCTGGATCGCGTTGCCGCGGTGCCCGCTCGGCCGGATACACCCGACGCCGGCGCGAGCGTGGCACTGCGGGCATTCCACTTCGAGCGCCGGATGGCGCGGGTACTTCGTGCCGCACGCGCACGTGACGGCCTTCATGCGAGCACCACGGCAGCGATCTCGGCGGCCTTCTCCACTGCGCTGCAGACCTTCAAGCTCCCGCTCACGCCGGAGCTCTTGAGCATCCATTCGCACCAGTCGAGCATCGTCTGCCCTTTCTTCGCCTGCCAGAGCAGCGGGTGCGGCTGATTGCGTAGCACGCGGCGCAGCGCCTCGTCGCGCTCGAGCTTCGCGCGAACGCCGACAATGCGGACGCGATCGCGTTCACGCTTGCGCTCGAGCGCCGCGCGGCCAACCGCGCGCTTCGTTTCGTCGATGAGCTTCGGGTCGTTGGTCTTTGCGACGCACACATTACCGACGACGAACCGCTTGCCGTCCGCGTCCTGAATCATGCAGCACTCGGCAATTCCCTGCCCGCAGAACTCGCAGGTGCCCATCGGCTGCCCCGGCGCGCCGATCTGCGTCTCGGTGCCATCGCGGTTCGCGATACGGATCGGGCCGACGCGGTAGTCGACGCCGATGAACCGGAATGGCGCGCGGCCGAGGCCGGCGCTCTCGAAAGGGTGAACCAGCGTCTCGGGCATTTACTTGCCCTCCATCGAAGCGCAGAACTCGCGCAGCGCGACGCTGAGGCCGAGGAGCGTCTCGGGCGTGGCATCGTTCGGAAGGTGCAGCGCGTCGGGAAGGTTCCACGCGGCCGTGGCGCTCTCGCGGAACGCGCCGAGCGCGTGCACGCCGTTGATTCCGAGCTCGATCTGCGCAGGGCCAGACGCCCAAACCGTGCGCGTGATTTCCATGCCGAGGGCCGGCACGCTGCTCGTGACGATCGGGCGCCGCGTTTTGCTGTTCGTTGCCGTCATCTGATCTCCTTTCTCGCCGGGCATGATTGCCCTTGCGTGAGTAGGAATGTCGGACGCGGCGCCCTACTTATCAAGCCTTCGATTGTAACGATTCGCTGACAAGATTGTGTCAGGAACTGGCCGAATGTTTCACGTGAAACATTGGCTCGGGCGCCGCCTTTTACTGCGGGTTGAGCTCCGGCGAGACCATCCGCGGCTGCACCGCGAGGAGCTGCTGGCTCGATCCCGCCGCGATCACGCAGTAGACGATCGATCCCAAGTACGGCGCCGCCGCGAGGGCCGCGATCGTGGCGCTCGGGGTCACGTAGTAGAAGTACCCGAGCTGCGCCCCGCCCAGCGGCACCATGTCGAACGGCCCGAGCGAGGCGATCGGGGT